TTGACCGTAGTTAACCGCTCTATCCTGTGCGGATTCATAAGCACCACCGTACATCTCAGCCGCTTTATTTAACATCTGTTGGTTAGCCGCAGCTATAGCCTGAGACTGTACTAGATCGCCTCTACTGGAGCCTCCGGGCTGATACTCAACCATAGATTGCCTTATACCGGGTAATACACTACCAGTAAGTTGGCTTTTCATTTGACTTCCCAGAGCATTCATCATTGGATTAAACTTTGAAAGATCAATCTCACCACTCAAACCTCTGGTCAAAGCCCCTTCAGCCATAGCCTGTTGTCCTGCTGCTCTTGGGCCGGTGACGTAACCAGCAACTCCTTTCTGTGCAGCAGCTTGGGCTGGAGTAAACCCAGCTAAAGTTTCACCCGGATAATAATCAGGCGCGCCTCTACCGTAGATATCAGCAGCTTGCTTAAAACCAGATTTTAGATAACCCTTCTGGGCATCCCAAGGTTCGCTAGTTTGTGTAGTTACTTTTGATCCACCTGACATATTTTATTCCTCTACTATGTTTTAGCTGCGTAAGTCTTACCGGGCAACCAGCCTTCGCCAGTGTCAAACTCCGTCCCCAAACCAGTTCTATACACTCTACCTGTATCCATTATCCTAGCATAACCGCCAGATGATGGATGTGCTTTTACGAATGAGTGATAGCTAGTTGGGCTTCCTCCGCCAAACCTTCCATACAAAGCAGCCTCAGAAGCGAACTTTGGAGCATGTTTTGATAATACTGGATACTTACTTTTAGCGTCACCTTTTAAGTATTCAGGCCATAAGTATCTGGTTCCAGAACCACCAATAACTGACCCAGAGGTTCCTGACAGTGAACTAGCCGATGGCTTCATAAAGCTACCCGGAGTAGCGCCATACGTGGGAGCGCCAGCAGGACTAAAGCTGGAAAGTAACCCCGGAGAGAACGCTGGCATACCAGCAGCTTCCATTCTTTCTCCGTAATTAGAAGCGGTAGGCTGATATAATAGGCCAGCCTTAACTGATTCATTATCGCTTAGACCTCCAAACATAGAGTTGGGGTCCATATAAGGCGTGTAATCAGCAACTGCTGGCATTGAAGCAAAGGGGTCAGTCCCTCCTGAGTAAAGCCCTCCTACGGACGTTTTGGTGCCTCCTGCGCCGATTCCAGAGCCTGTAGCGCCAGCAACTGCTGGGAATGTTCCCCTAAGTCTCATGCCGTCTTTATCCATTCCGCCTAGACGCTTAGTCAACCAATCACCTGTTATAGATGTTCCTACACCAAGCAACCCACCGTAATCCCCACCATCTTTCAAATACCCCGGCATTGCGCCTTTTGTTACTACACCGCCCAGAATATGCGCCCCGTAACCAATCGGGTCTGTTCCGCCCATAGGTCTGCCAGTGTCAATGTGGGTACCACCCCTGCTGATACTATTGAGTCTTATTGCTTTTTCAGCACCGCCCCTATATGTAGATTTACGCCCATGCTCATCAATAGAGGCATGGCCTGCAGCTATTGCTTTAGCGTCATCAACAGTGTTATTAGAGTAATTGCTGCCTACATGAGCAGTTACGCCGCCAGCAATAGCTGCTAGCGCTGTACTCTCAGCACCCTGTTTTTCAAAGTTTGGAGTCCATATACCCAATTCGCCAGTATCTTTGTTTCCCTCGGGGTGTTCTTTAAAATAACTAACAACAGAGTTCCAGTAAGCTGGGTTTGTGTTAGTGTAATCCACTCTCCTAGATGGATCATAACCCATACGGGTTCTTGTAAATTTAGAGGGTATGGACATACGCCCGTCCTTACCACCAGCAACACTAGCAACAGAACTACCAGCCGCGCGACGGGCAGAATACCCCGGAGCAAAATCCTTCTTCGGGTCTACTGCACCAACGGGACGACCAGCATCTATACTCTTGACTACATCTCTCGCATGGGCCGCCCTTTTAGCTGCTGCTCTTGATTTAGCAGGGTCAGATGTTCGCAGTCTAACCGCTTCATCATGATGCTTCCTCATTTTGTCTAAAGCGCCCGATCTATGTGTTTTAGCCATTTAATGTAACCTTCTATCTAGTTCTTTTGTGTAGACAACGTATGAATCTTTCCAGTCTGTTAGTATCTTCTTCCAACCCTTCCGACCCCAAGCCTCTAATGATGTACAACCCATAAGGATTGCAAACTCTTCCAAGTCAGGCTCAAAGTGAAACCACTTATCCATATCTCCACCAGCTATTGCGATGATTCTAAGCACCTTCTTTTGAGGATAGGGGATGATCTGTGTGACCATAGAAGCGATAATCTCTTCGTCTTCCACCGCTATCCATAACTGCATTTCACCGTCAACAAGGGCTACATAGAAGTCAGGGGATTCCATCTCCCCCTCTGAGTGGGGTACGCAACGCTCTATTTGCGGCAATACCTTCTTCCAGAGTTTGGGTACTTCTGCTGGGAGCACTACTCCAACCTTACAGCTTGTTCCATGTGGTGCCATCGAACCAATAAATTCCTGTACCCGCTCCCGGATTCCAGTTTGATCCATCAGCGTATCTGATATCTCCATCTCTTGGTTTTGCTGGGGCTGTGTTCGTTTCTTCAAGTCTCATCACCGATTGGTTGAATAGTATGTTCCCTAATCTTTTTAATTCTGTAACTACATAGATTCCCAAATCCTCTTTGTCTTCTGGTAGTGGCCCCGGCTCGTAGCGAACTACGGACTTGACCTTCTTTACAGCAGCCATTACCATTAGTAAGACCTCGAACCACGCCTACCAGCATCGTCTAGTTCAAACTCTAGTCCATCAAGTCTCCAAGAGGTGTCACCAGTAGATTCAATTTTGATTCCATAAAGTTTTCCACTTGCTCTACAAGATACCTTAGATTGGGTATTTGGATTGAATGTTACTGGAGAACTCCATGTTATGGCTTCTTCTGTAGACATCTGTGTTCCTATGTAGAAATTTACTGTATCGGTACTTGCTATGGTCATCTTGGGCCAGATGGCCTTTATACGCTTAACTGTTGATTGGTCGGGGTTATTTTGAGCAGTAAATGTCAAACCTGTTCTTTCAATATAAGATACCATATCCGTAGTATCTTCCTTATTACCAGACCCATCCCTGTATAGTTTTGTACTTACAGGGTCAGCAAATAGAAGAACATTCTCCACATCATCCCATGATACAGCCCACGCTCCAATAGCAGTTGCCCATGTTGGGGGTGGCACGAGTAAAGCAGCAGCAGCCCAAGTTGTATAGGCTAACTCATTCTTCACACTCCCATAACCCATGTGGGCTAGATTGGGTATATCCCTGATGGAAAAAGTATTATTTACCCAGTTCCATATTAAAGCCTTATCGCATTGGTTATCAGTACCAGAACTTGTAGAAACAAAACAAGCCAACATTTCTGTTCTTCCATAGTCAGCAACTACAAAAGACTTATCAATGTGATCCCCGTCTATTAGCGCGAATACATGATCCCGCATTTTATGGGGTAATAGAGATGAAATCCTTTGACCATCGTTTAGGTAAATGTCACCATTACCGAAAAGAAAATGGCCTCCGTCAAACTCGGCAACACAGTTTTTAGAGAGAATCCCAACTGAAGGTGAAAGCTGCCTAAATGAAAAGATAAAAGGTGTACCGACATAAGTCATTGAGTAGACAGCATCTTCCTTATAGATCATAAAGGAATCGCGTAATGGAAGACCGTCTAGTATTGCTCCTTTGGTGTCTGCTAATTCATATTCACCAGCGTCTACCGTAGCATCTGCCTCGTTCCAAGATGAGGGAACTGCTTGTATTGCAGCCTCTGTTGACCACTTTACTACTCGGGGGAAATTAACATTTGACGCAGTTATATTGAGAGAAACCAAGAATGAGCGAAACGCTCTCATTGATTTACATTCTGTCGCCGCAGGCCAGTTAGTCAGGTTCTGCATCTTCTGAATGGTTGCTGGCACACCATCGACAAGTTCCCAAAACTGAGGCTTATCAAATCCATTAGTTACAACAAGCACGCCACCTATAACTGTAGAAGCCCAAGTCTCCGCAGCAGTAGCAGAGTACGCACCGCCAGCCCCGCCACCTCTGGTAATGTCATACCACTTCTTGGTTCTGGTTACTGTTGCCCCATCTAAATGGGTGGTAGCACCGCCTCCCCTTACACACCCTGTAAATGTATTTGTTGAAATACCTGTATAGGGAATCTCTTCGGAGCCTATAGTTATAGTGCCAGCAGTCTCAAAACCAACTACACTATCCACTGTAATGCCTGTAGCTGCTGCACCAATACCACCATCTAGGGTAGTGGTTTTTTCTGTAGCGTCGAAGACATGGATAGCTGCAAGACCACAGGCTACCCAGTATTTATTGCCTGATACTTTAATGTAGACAATATGATAAGGGGCAATAGGACAGGTTTCCATGACTGAAGAATAGCCCTTGCACTTGTGTACAGAACCATGCTCCATCCGTACATTATTGCCATCGCTCCACGCATTGATGGGCAACTGCCACGGCTGGATGTCTTGGACAATTCCTGTCTCTCCTGCATTTTCTAATGGAATCAATGCCATTATTATTCCCCGAAATATCCGCCACTAAATTTATTAGACACAGCTTGCTTTGCTTCGATAAGACAATTAGGAAGCATATCGTTTGGTGCTATTGTCATCCAGATTATCAAGAAAGGAATTAGAAACCAATGCGCTATTCTTGCTATCCCTACTATAAAACTCATTTAGGATATTTGGTTTTAACAGCCTGACGCTTTCCTTCTAGTGAAGTAACCGCAGCCATTCTTTCTTCTACCACACCTTCCCAAAGAGCAACTACTAACTCGTCTATTGATGGGTATTCTTCTTGGCGCTTACGAGCGTAGTCGTTGTCGTATGCAGTCTGAATTTGCGCCCATGCAGTTTCTAATTCTTCCTGTGTTGGTTGTGTATCTGGGCCATCCCATACAATGAACTCATGCGGTGGGTTAGATTGTGTTAAACGATAAGAGTTTCTGTTGAGACCTAAATGGTCAATGCAAAGATGAATATCCATTTATGACTCCTTGTAAATCTCTACTCGTGTGTATACCTCAACCCCAAAATTAGCAGGGTATCCAAAACCACTTGTAGCACATGTTGTCCCACAATAATGTTCTATCCTATAAGCGTTTGATGATCCAATCGTAACCCTCGCTGACCCTGTAGATGGGATAGTATCTGATCTATAATCTGGCCCAGCGTTGCGCATTGAAGAACCCTGACCAGCGGCTGCCGTCCCAGTTACATCGTATAAACGAGATTGGTTGACACCAACGTTGAACGAAGGGGCTTCCCAAGAAATTAAGTAAGTTCCCGCTGGCAATGTAAATGCGTTTGTAGCAATAGAAAGGCCAATACCGTCATAAACTTCCGTCTGCAAATCTCTTGTTTGCCATGCGCCACTGGTAAAAGTGCCACCACCAGTATTTTGTGTTTTTTGATCCTCAAGAATAGCATAGGATGAAAACAATCCACCAGCAGTCGGCACTGTAAAACTGGAATCAGGAAATGTAATAGTCCTGTCCGCAGTCGGATCAGTAATGGCAAACGTAGTCTCAAAAGCATTTGCCGTAGCTCCCTCAAAGACTAGAGGAGAGCCAGCAGGAGTCTGGAATGTTGCTACACCATCCTTAATTAGAACACCATCAATGGTTACTCCACCAGCAGCAGTGCGTTCAGAAATTGTGTCAACTTTAACTTCACTCATATACTGTTCCTACCATAATTATATTCCTATCAGTTTGTAAGCACTAAAAGAGGTTGATAATGTACCCGCTGCAAAGTATTTCGTACTGGCAGCTATCTCCTCTTGCGCTCCCCACAGTTCAATATAGTCAGTCGTATTCAAATCCATAATTGCAGATAAATTTAATGGAAAAACTTGTCCGGGTGAGTAATAAACATGCCCCCCATTAACGGTTCTAGCATCTTTGAACTTCGCACCATTCTTGTAAATGGCGATCTGCAAATCACTCATGTTATCTCCAAGAGAGTTGTACATTTGTATGTGGCAAGTCACATAATACTTCCCCGCTGTTTGGGGTAAGAACCGATAATCAGTTGAATTATCGTATTTAGAATCTGAATCAAAGATTTCCGTATTACATAATACTTTTGTGTATGTGTTGCTCGATGCGATGGTTTGATCGGCACTTAGATAAGCAGCAAAAGCAGGAGCATTTGTTGCAGAAGCTGGAGCAACCCAACTAGGTGCTGTAGCCCCTGTAGCGAATGTCAAAACCTCATCAGCAGGAGTTCCGGGTTTAGCAAGTCTCGTATAGTCAGTGCCGTCATTGTATAAAACATCACCAGCAGCATCTGATCCTACATTAAGACCGGAAAAGGTTACTGAAGTTCCAGTTGCAGGGGATATAATATTTGTTTTTACTTCGGATGCCATACTATCCTCCTGTGATACTGGCTATTTCAGCATCGTTAAGTCCGAGTGCCTTTAGCTTTTCAATGGCGCTTGTTTTTGCTTCGGTTGCGGCTACTTGTTCTGTGTCCCATGCGCCTTGCTGACGGGTTATTTCTGCTTCTAACCATTCTTGGGTAGGTTTCTCGTCATCACTGTGGATGATTAGGTTTGCGTAAGTTTTTTCTTTTCCGCCAAATCCAAACCAACCACCAACACGCATACCCACTAAAATATCTTCTATCGTTTCTACCCTCATGCTTAGGTTTCTCCTAACTTTATGAATGTCGCATAGGTTTGATTAGCGTCAGTGCTGGTTTTGCAAACAGAAGTGTATGAGGAAGTGCCAACTGAGAATCGCACAAAGTCAGTTGTTTTGGTCACAATGTCCACTAAATAGGTAATATGTAAGCGTTGGAGTTCATTAGTAGAACCCGTCGCTTTATTTGTCACCGACGCGTATGCGGCTTGATACCAATTCGTACCAGAATTATGGGTTGTATAAAGATATGCCGTGGCTGTGTGGTCGTAAGTCGTCGCAGGGCTATACACATCTGTATCAAATGAAACTTGCCAGATTCCAGTATCTGGAAAAGTCCATGCACCCGTTGTTCCATCAACGGCCATCACAGCACCAATAACGCCGGGGAAATCTTCTGCCTCAGGTACTTCCCAATTCGCGGCTAGAATGGTTCCGGCAGCGGCACCAGATGCAGTTAAGTCGGTATTCAGTCGCCACTGACTTGCGAAAGATAATCCACTATCAGGAAACCCAGTCTGAGTAGCACCCGTAATGTTAATTGTTGCTCCACTTGCAACTACCAAACTTGCACCTGATGGCACTGTAGTGGTGTCCCCAGAAGCACCCATCGTCATTGCAGTGCTTGACTCAGGTTCCCATGTATTTACATTTATCTTGCTCATACGATTACCAATGTTCCTGTGACTGTAACTGTTCCGGTAAAGGTTACTGGCCCTGCTACCACACCGTTGTCAGCTATAGTGTAATCACCATCAATAGTCGCTGCATTCAGGAAGAATCCTTCCTTACCCGGCGGATTATTAAGATACAGCGTTCCATTTGTTTCGCCAGCCATAATTCCTCCTATGCTGAGATTGCGTCTACAACACTGACCCAAGCTGCTACAGAAGTTGCCGCAGAAGACTGAATCCTTAGAAGGTCAGTGCTTTGCATAACAATCTTAGCGCCACCCTGTATTAACTCAACCGATGCCTTTGGAGGAATCTGTAGGTCATCAGCAAGGTAAACAATAGATGCTGTTGATCCTGCCGCCGCTACATCAATCCATACGTCTACAGTAACCGCACTCGTTGTAATGTTTGTTAGCCTAATGCCAATCAACGCATCATTTGAGTTAGCTGTCCGTAGCGTATGCGCTGCGTTAGTAACCTGTGATTTGTAGTCTTTTGTAAAATCTTGTGCCATAATATTTACCTTTAGAGAGCAATCGCCATTGCTACGCTGAATCCCGCAGAAGCGGTACTTGCCCATGCTACCCCATTGGTAGCTGTTGAGTCCGCAGTTAATACTAAATTGTTGGCCCCAACAGGCAGTCTGGTTTCCGAGTCTACGGTATTGTAGACAAGCAGATCACCTTTCGTTGTCAGTCTGTCAGGAGCAAGAACATCCACCTTTTGCCACTCTGAGGATGCAGTTGAATACTTCAAGTATTGATCGTTGGCCGCTGAAGTAGCACTAACTGATTCGCCCTGTATCCCAGTAACTGTCACCGCTCCAGCATTTGTCATGGTGGCATCACCAGATAATGCGGCTACTGTAAAGCCTGTACCATCGCCTATCATAATCTGAGTGGTGGCTAGAGCTAGATCAGACGGTACGCCAGAGGAGTTAGCATTTCTAACCTTTACCGTATTAGCTGCCATATCCGCTAGTTCGGCATTCGCTACACCAGCATCTTTGATTGTTACCGCACCAGAAGATACTGAAAAATTATCAGAATGAAACGAAGCAACACCCTTATTGGATGTGCTGGCATCTTCACCAGCAATGGTTAGCGTCGTTCCAGTGGCACTTGTATCAATCCCTTCACCACCAGAAACGGTTAGACTTTCAGAGTCTAGGTCAATATCTATAGTTCCAGAATCAGAGATAAGGTCTAAATCTTGTGCGGTAACTTGAGCGTCTACATAGGTCTTTACTGCGCCCTGCGTTGCAAGTAATGTAGCGCTTGAGCCTAATGCACCATTATCAATACCAGTTACTGTAGCGCCCGTAGCCAATGCAAGACTTGTATTACCAGTTAAGGTCGTTCCTGTAATTGCCGCAGGAGTTGTCCCGCCAATCACCGCCCCATCAACAGTTCCCGCATCAACGTCTACTGAATTACTTGTTATGATTGATACTGCTAGGGTAATCCACGCATCATTAGCTTCATTTCTTATCTTCAGTAAATTTGCGGATGTATCAAACCACATAAGACCAGCAGTAAGGGATGTTGCTGGTGCTGTCGCAGATGGGTGAATAGCGTGTACCGCCGAGTCAACAGACGGGAACGATTGCTTTACAACTTTCTTGATTAGTTGAAGATGGTCATCGCCCTGACTAATTGGGTCTGAAGCCGTGGGGTTCGTGATTACCAGATCATCAATATAATTACCAGTTTCTAATGCCATTAGTGATACCCACCTATATTCATAACCCTCATTACACTACCTGAATGACGGTCTTTGTTGTCTTGTTCTTGTAAGTCAGCGATAGCCTGTTGATAAGCCGTAGCCCATAATTGAATCCTTGCATCATTCATTAGGAATGGCTCTGCCTCCATCAACGCTCCGTACAAATACACATCTGGATTGTTTGTCAACATCTGCTCTGTAGTATTAGTAATCGAAAGAGCATCAATCTTCTTGTAAAACATCATTGAATAATCATAAGCAGAATCTGGAGAAGGGCCAAGTTTCACCTTCTTTATAGGTGTTCCACTAGAATTGTCAGAAAAGATTGTATAAGCTACTGGCTTTCCAACTTGACTGCCAGCCCACATGCTATTCATATTCTCAGGAGTGATGTAGGATAACGTAGTTATAGGATCAGTCCTCAAATGAAAATCTAACATCTGGAGATAACCAGAAGGTAAGGCGTAATCTCTAGTTCCGCTCACTAATGTGGCGGCTCCGCCCAAGTTAGATACATCTACATTCAGCATTATCGCTAAACGGAGAATCCGATTCATACGGGCTTCCGTTAAAGCAATAAACTCTGTTATCCTATCTGTCAGATCATCCCTGTCTAACCAGTTAGCTACAGCAGTCTGTAGTTCGCTGTAAGTACCTATAGCCATTAGGTCACATTACGTTTCGAGAAGAATACGCTTTGATTCAGAATTCTATAGTTTCTTTGTGTGTGTCCTAAAACACCATGTGCGTATAACCACATAATTAAACCCTCGTTGGTGTCGTTCTAAAGTATTTGTTATCGGGGTCGTTTAAATACTTCTTCATAAGTTTATGATCTTTCTCTATTGCCCCATTGGTTTCTTTCATCCACTGAGTCCAAACATTTAGCGGTATAGATGCAACTCTTACACCTTCACCAGTCTTTCCGGGAGTTAACAAATCACCATAATTATTATATGCTTTCTTGTTTTCGTCCAGTATAGGTTCGCAATCCTGATAGGTGTTAATAGTAAACTCAGTTTCATCCGAATTAGAATGAAATGTCTCTACTGGAGTAGATTGCACTAAAGAATTTTTCTTCATCTTAAATGATACCTCGCATTCTTGCCTGTCGCAATGGCCTCCATCTCCCTTACAACGCTGGAAAGACTTTCTTCCTTAGTTGGGGGTTTTGTAGTCTTGGATTTCTTGACGGAACTCTGCTTTGAAATCTTACTTTTTTTACCAGCCATACACTTTACCTACTTTAGCAACTTGTGTGCTTATGACGTTATCTATACTTCCGTTGTGTTCGGTAGTGCCTAAAGCACCATCCTTTCCCGGCCCATACTTTCTAAGTTTAGGTTCCCCTTCACTATAAGGCGGTGGGTTCATGTCAGGGCCAATAGCTGTCGCACTACCCTTGCTGGGTGGTTGTCCTATATTTGCCATCTTGTTTCTCCTGTGAGGTTAAGCCCCCCGAAGGGGGCTACACCAAAGCAAATTAAATTGCGCTCTTGAGCATGCCGCTGCCAAGACCATTTTTCGCACGCAAACCGTACTCAGCAATCAAAAGCTGCTTCACACTATCACCAGATTTGGCAAGAGTTTCTGTACGGAAAGGACGTAAATAATCGACAGACCACAGATCAAAGTCAATGAAATCACAGTTACCAGCAGGCAAAAAGCGATCAGGCACAACCTTAAACGTACCAAAGTCTGTTACCATAACGTCAACCGCATTTACAGCGGTGATGGGTTTGCTACCCGAAGTATTACCTACAGGGTCAGCAACAACAGAACCACCAACAGCGGCGGAACTAATGGTTTGCTTTACATCACTTCTGCACAAAATGGTATCAGGCGATCCACCTAGGTCCCAAATGCGGCCCACTACCTCATTGATTAGAGAGAGTGAAACAGCCGTATTAGCACCACCACCCAAGGAACTTGTCGTGCCATCAGGATAACCTGCTGCACCGTTATTAACAAGACCAAGGCCAGTAGACGCAGCTACGATAGGCGTTGTACCGATAACGTTAGTACCAACCCAAGTAGCAAAAGACGCAGACTCTCTGGCAGCACCAGCACCACCAGCAACTTTAGCTGTACCATCAAGTAGCATCTGTTCCATATCGCGCTTCATTTCTTTAGCACGTTTAGCAAGCTGATAAGCCTGAGTTGATTTACGCCCAGCAAAATCAACCGCTTCGGCAGTTCCAGAACTCTGGACTTGCGTTGCGGAGATTTGGGTGTAATTTGTCAAACGCCTCGGCTCTGTTGCAGCAGTCGAAGCATAATCATCGCCTTCTAACTGCCTGTTAGCAGCAGGAGTCGCTAGCTCGTCTGTCTGCCACTCAAATAGAGTGTTATCAGCGGTTCCTCTGCCACACCCATTAAGAAATGGTGTGTCCATTGGACTAATATTGTATATAATGTTACTTAGGTCTTCCCTAATACCAATACCGGTAAAGGTTAACCTAGTATTTGCAGGAACTGCCATAGCATTCCCCTCCCTAGTTTAAATGTCTATAAAATCCTCTAAGAGTTTAGACGCATCATCAATGCGGCCAGACTCTCTAAGCCGTTTCATGGAAGCTGCTGTACGTTCTGTAGCTGCTCGTTTTTTCGTAGAGCCAGAACCAGACTTCACAACTCTAGGCTTATTTTTAACTTTTTTAGCCTTTATGTTGGAATCTGATAAAGCATCATACTTCATAGCCTTCATCAATGCGATAAAGGAACGTGAATCAACTAAAGAATCGATTTCTTCAGGGACGAATCCTTGGGTTAAAGCATACTCCCTAAGTTGAGCGCCTAACTCAGTTCGGGTTTTGGCTTCACGCCATTCAGGAATATTTTGTGCTAACTTTTCATGTTCACTTGCTACGAAATTTCTATGTTGTTCAGACATTTGCTGCCGGAGTTGACCTTCCTCCTGCTGCTTTCGGTGCTGTAAACCTTGAATATGTTCCTGTGCTTGCCTAAATTCTTCACGTTTAAGTAGATACTCTGACTGATCCTCTTCTCGTAAAGCATTCCAATCTATATTGAAACGCTCCAGACCACTCAGTGACCCTTCAATTACTTCGCCAAGATTGCGTACATATTGCTCTTTCAGTCCTTGCAATTCTGGAAGTTCTGTCTCATAACGAGATTTTGCTTCTTCAAAACTATTCCTGAGTTCTGCAAGTGCTTGAGTTTTCTTTGTGTAATCTGATTGACGAGAATACCCCTTTATCAATTCATCAAAGGTAACTTCATGCTCCATGCCATCAATAGTGACGGCGTAAAGATCAGGTTCTTCTTCTTCGATCTCTTCTTCAGATTCCTCAGAGTCCTCTTCTTCATCTTCATCAGATGCTTCTAATTCCTCTTCTGCTTCCTCCAGTTGCTCATCTTCAGATTCCTCTTCAGACTCTTCTTCGGAAGGTTGCTCTTCTGGTTGTTTTGGTGGTTCTTCTTCAGAATTCAATAAACCAAGAATTGCGTTTTGAGCCTGACTAACACTTCCAGACTCTGCTGGTGCCGATTCCGGCAGTTGCGGGGCTTCTTGCGTATCCGCCATAACAAATCTCCTCTAGATATGTGGGTGTTGCTTTTCTAGAATTTTAGCCATGTGTCCAGTTTCAACAATGGACTGTATATGGACTCTAATCCTATCAAGCAGTCTAACGGCCAACCAGAAAGATTCTCGTTGGTCGATATCTTTAGACCCTGACATTTTCCAGAGGTCTAACAACTCTTCTTCTAACTTTTCAAATGCTTCAACAAATATCGGGTTATCGAGAAGAAACTTAGCCTCTCGTTCTCGTTCTTCTGGTGTCATTTTATCCTAAGGCTACGGGCCTATTTTGTTTAGCTTCTAAGTCAAGTTCAGCGACTTTAAGTTGGGCATCAATCTGCATCTCAGCAGCTTCCTGCTGGACTTTTTGCGCCTTCACCTGTACCTCTGCCGCTCTAATTTCAAGTTCAGCCTTCTTGTTCTGTATCTCCATTTGGGCCATTTGTTCTCTTGGATCAGGCTCTTGTGGAACTGTATCAGGATCAGTTAAGAAATCACCAACATTCTGAAACCCCATGTTCCTTATCAAAGCTGCGCCAAGATTGTACATATTCTTTTCCGTGACAATTTTTAATCCACCTCGCATAGCATCACCTGCAAAGTTTAACATTGACGAAAGGTGCATAAGCTGTTGTTCTTTATTACCATGACCAAGAGCAACAGATACCGTGCAATCTGTCTTATCCTTCCAAGCATCAGGTCTAACAGGAACCCACTGATTCCGTAACATAACTACACGTTCCTTGTCTTGATACTTCAGTAGTAATTCATAGATTGTCCGCATTAAATCCTTTACACCTGTCTCTGCGAACTGTCTTGCAATAAGTTCTACCCTGCTTTGTGCTGCTGTCATTACGGAATTAACAGCAGAAGCCGTAGTATGCGAGGTTAATGCTTTGTCGTTTAACCCTTGAGTTGTTTTACCCACACCAGCCCTAGACTCTCTAATAGTATCTAGATACTCAAGCATTTGGAAACTATAAGGTTCTAGAGATGGAGTAGCTAATGGAGTTATTGCATTAGGTGACTTAACGCGAACAACACCCCCGGGTCGTTGCGTCAATAGATCGTCTAGGTTGGCCTGACCTTCAAGGACTGCGTACCTACCAAAGTTCTGGTTATACATATTGTCCATGAGGTTTCGCATCAATGTGCTTTTTATTAACTGCAGATCGAGTACAAGATCGGCGACAGATAACCCAAAGAACTTGTGAGGTATTTTTATAGGAGTAATCGAAATAAAGGGCTTACTATCGATTGCTTCATTCTGTAGAACCTTATTGCCCACCGTACAAACCTTGCGCAACTCAGCAATACCATCGCCATCCCAATCAGCCTTTAGATAGTTTTCATGCAACCAATAGACTCGCAAAGAGTCATCAGAACCACTAAATGTACTTACGCCACCCCAGTTACTAGCTGTCTTATCATACTCATAACGGGCCAATCTTTCAGGGGAGTATGCTTCCATACCATCATCGCCACCACCTAAGTCTTCCGGGTCTAAATCTTCATCTGGGTACATCTCCCGTAGATCAGAAAGGGTAACTTGCACACGATGACAAACAAACTTTGCATCCTCTATAGACTTAGCTTCCCTAGCAATCAAGAACTCGCTAGGTGGAACATTCTCAATCTTTACACGACCATTGTAGTCTTCTCTGGCGATGACTACATCATTCAACCCTTGTTCATTGTCTGTATACTCAATAACCCTAACACCATCAGCAGCAACAAGGGCTTGCATCTCCATCTCATCTAAGTTATGATACTCTTCCCTAGTAACTTCTGGATACTCATCCCACCATACTTTTACTATACCATTCTTCTGTAGTAAAGCATCAGTGAACCACGAATACAAAACTTCCCAACCATTGTTGTCTTTTACAAAAACATGGTTTACATAGTCCGTAGCTTGTTTCGCCATTTCAACATCTTCTGGTCCTACGGGGTTGAACTTCACCATCTCGTCGCCAGATGCAAATATACGCATCAAAGATGGTTTTATCCATTCTATAGTATCTTGTACGGTAGAGTCAACAAACTGTGATCTACCTTCTATTTCGTTTCCAAACGGTAGCGAGTAGTAGTATTCCATAGCCATCTCACGTTGTTTGGATAACTCATCTGAAAAATATCCCAAAGATGCGCGAAGTTCATCATCTATGCGCGCCTTCAGTTCGTCTTCAGTCATTTGTTCAGCCATTATATAATACCATATTGTTTATACTCTAATTCTTTTGTCCATATAGGGTCTGACCCGGAAACAGCAAAGCGTGTAGCCATCGCAGCGTAACGTGTCGCAGACATTAGATCATCTCTAAAAGGCACAATCTTTCCGCCTTTCCTGTGATACATCCTAAACTCTTCCCACCAGTCAGCTAGAGTCGAAAATACTTTGAATTTACCATCCTCCATTCTTTGAAGCATGGACATTATACCCTCTTCAACAGAATTGCCTCCTTTGTTCTGTCCCAATGCAGGAGGATTCTCGAAATGAGAGTGTAGCATATTGCACCCAAGGTTACGATACTGGTCAGCCAAACCGGGATTTCCCATAGAATCTCTCCTATTGCCGTCATGGGGCCAACTGATAGGGATGTAACTAGGACGAGTTTTAATCTGAGCGGCATGAACTGCTGGCGGAGATTTTGATTGTCGGTAGCAGTCGTACACATAATAGATGTCTTCATCCCTGTCAAACGCTAACCAAACTAAAGCTGTAGGATGGTCAAATCCGAAATCAATACCGCATATTCTAGGCCAATGATCTTCCAATATAATAGGATCAATCATGATCTTTTCTTCCATTACTGGAAAGACTAGACCAGAGCCTATAGAGGGTCTACCATACCTACGCATCTCTCTTTCGTGAGGGCTGTAGCTGGAGAGTATTTGCTCCATAACAGTCTCATTAAGGTGGCCCCCGTTGCCGCGCATAGATACGATCTTCTCTGCTGCGTCATCCCATGTTGCATTAACGAGAGCCTGTCCCGGTTGTAACCTATTCATAAAAGAAGCGACGGTTTCAGTCATCCCCGCTTCAGGGGTAAAGGTCATGTAAACCATGCCTTTGCGATCTAGCGTCCTAGTGACTGCTTGGGAGTATATATCACGGGGAGGTTCCTCGTCAAGCCATATACAATCAACTGACCTACCCTGCCATTTCTCCACACCCATTTCGTAGGCTTTAAAATGTAAAGAAGAGTTCCCACCAGAAACGTGCTTTACCAACGCTACACTTTTAGCGTTAGGTACTCCGGGCTTGCGTTCCGTTTTTACTATGTAATCTTTTGGAATCGTACCAGACCCGAAAGCATCGGGGTCATCGGGGGAACCCAATAATTCAAATTGTACTATATCTCGCGTGGTTTCGTTAGATACACCACCAGCCCATGCAACAATAGGCTGTTTAAATACCCTTCCTTCCCACCAATCAGGGTATAAACCCGTTAAATGATAAGACATTTCTGCGCTACCGCAATAAGATTTACCTATGCGGTTAGCCGCCATAAGTAATCTTTGGTTACAATCTTGTCCTGTTAGATGAAACTTTAACTGATAAGGATAAGGATCGTAAAAATTTATCCTATTGTACCTCTCCCTAGCCCGTTGGGTTTGGAGTAGGTCAAGCAGTAAGTCTTTGTCTTTAGTGTTTAATAAGGCTGTCGATTTGTCTTTGGATTTCTTCATCGCTCATGGATTCGATATTGGTTTGTTCAATCCTTTCAATAGGTTTGAGTCCCGCTCTGTCGAGTAAGTCTTTGATTGCTGATATCCTAGCAGAGTCACTGGTAGATGTCTCCGCTATAGTTGTTAACAAGTTTAACATATTAGGTACCTTGTCTGCAAGTACCTCTTTAGTCTTCTCAGCGATCAAGGGTCTAAGCTGCTCTTTTAGCTGATGCCCTTGTTGTTTCGCTGTTCTTTGAGAATAGCCAGCATGGATAGCCGCTTGGGTAGCGTTACCTGTTTCTGCATAATGCTGTATGAATTTATCTTGTCTGTCTGTCATTTGTTGTAGTCATCTTCTTTCTTTCTTTTTCTTCTTTCGTTCGTAGCAGGTCTATAATAAGGTCTGGAGGTCATACGAGAAGCACATATAGGATCATCAGGATTCAGGTTGCAGTATTCCCTGTATAACTCTTTTTCCGTCATATCCTTACGATAAGCCTCAACTTGTCTCGCAGCTAAACCTGACTTACCTTCATACTGACCAGTTTCCTTATTGTATTCTCCGTAACCAGAGCCTATCATTTTCACAAAGTCTGCTACATCTCTCCTAGTCCTAACATCCGACGCTTCATGCCTTGGGTCAAGCGGTTGGGTAGCAGTATACACCATTTCATGCTCCCTGCTATGCAATCTATCTTGAGGCGAACCCCCTCTTTTTATAAATTCGTTGTACTCTTCTTGCTTGGTTTTTTCAGGGTGTCCTCCACCAAGAAACCTTCCTCTTTCCTTTTCAAAGAAAGGAGATCGAAAAGCATGATCGCTTGCTTTGTGCATTCTTTCGTGCATCCTAATATCCCCAATGTCCGCAGGGACTTCTAGTGAAGGTAAACTTAAATTGGGGTCTCTCGCTATATCAGCAGAAGTTACACGACCAACCCCTGTAAGTTCCTTATCAATATTTACTGTGTCGAATGGAATATCTTCTACGTTTCGTACTGGAAGTGGAACTGCTGGCCCACCTAAACCCGCATTTCTCACGTAGTTAGCTGTGACTGTTGGCGATCTATGGACAACCCCAGCGGAATCCTTGTCTACTTGGTACCCTAAGCCTGTTGTAAAATTCGTCGGTATATTTTCGGGAAGGGGTAATGGATGCCATATATTTTTTGCTTCATCGTCATGTGAGGTCTGCGTGTCCGGCCTAAACCTTCTTCGTGATCCCGGGTCACGACGCATAGAATATTTCATGGTTTCTACTAGGTCAGGAACAGGCTGATTCGGCCCGGGCTGATCATCCCTGTGAAAACCTTGGCGGGACCAGCCTTCACTCTGGTAGTGTTCCATGCGCTTACGAGCCATCTCCAGAAGAGCCATCTCATCTTCTATCTCAGCTTGTCTGCGGCTAGCCCGTATAGCCTTTAGCTGCTTTAAGTAAGATTGCCTTTTCTTTTTTTGAGCCATTACTTTAACTGTGGGTATTTACGCAAGACGCATGACTTTATACCAGAAGGATTAGGTGCATTGTGTGCTAGTTTAAGGGCTGATCTTGCTCTTGCCAATGTGTTGACAGGGAAGCTGCCTTTTGGTGCACCACCAGCAGGACCACAGAAATCAGATGATTTGACCTTACGGTACTCACCTACATTAGAGCCACCGGGTTTCTTCCGTGCCTTCTTCTCTGCTTTGGTATACGCCATTAGCGTCTTCTTCTCCGTAATTCATCCTGCATCTGACGCATTAGAACAACATCCTCATTCTCATCAAGAGCAGTGCTGGATGGGTATAAAGCCATCCCAGCCCCACCTAGTAATCTGCTTCCTTTTGCCCCTTTCTCTGCTAAGAAGGACAACAAGCCTCCTAGTTTGTCCTCTGCTTCAATATCATCGAAAAGGCTTTCCATCGATACCTTATCTTCGCCTTTCTGCTCTTTGAGAAGTTTGTCTAGTCCTTCCTGCATCCTGCGTAGAGAACCGTCTTCTACAAACTCTTTGTGTACAATCTCCTGCCAATTTGGCCCATACATTTCACGCATGTTAGCATCATGCGCTTCCCACTCAGGGTCATTAGCTGGATCGTAATCATGCTCAGTTAATCCAGTAACTCCCCATCGATCATAAACATCATCTTCTAGTTCTATATCCGGTCCTTTAGGTGGCAGTAAGGTTCTAGGATAAGGATCATGCCATGACTCTTCTCCAATAGATGGGTCAAGATGCTCACTGTACTTGGAGGTTCTTATCTTTGTTGGATGGTAGTTTTCTGGCGCATAAACAAACCCAGACGGACCAGTAATTAAACCCCTTAATCTCTCCCGTAACTCACCTTCTGTTAGTAAGCCTTGAGCATATAACTCTATTAGTTCCTCTACCCATTCTGTTTTCATGCTCTATAAGCCCCCAAATAGCCTCTCTAAGCGATTTTAAGGTATTACCCCTAGCTACCCTATGTGGTGCCCAAACTCACTGTGTAACCGGTGCACAGTAGAAGATACATATC